GGGAGCAAAGATCGCACGCCAGCGGCGGCTTTCTTGCTCGACCACCAGCGGTAACGGTGGGGTGGCGGTAGCTGGAGGTGAGATCGCATAGAGACCATTGACGAAGATCGGATAGGGCGCTAACTCTCTCCGGCGCTCCCGCTCGATGACGATCGGGCGTGCTGGTGTCGTGCCAACCGGACCCGGTCCTGGGTCGACGAAGCCGTGCCATTGGGCCGGCTGAATCGGTTGGCTGCGGCCGAGCCTACTCATCTACTAGCCGCCAGATCGACAGCAGAATCAACGTAGACGGGAAGCGGAGGATTCGTTGGTGACGTATAGGTGATCGTCAAAACCAGTTTCGGATAGCCGAGTGTGACAACAGCAGAGCTAGAGTTCCCCGTCGCGAGGTTGCTACAGATGATGTAGGTGCGACTAGTCGAAGACGCTTCGGAAACGGTCTGTACCGTTGTTAGGTTGACCGTGGCTCGCGTTGTGGTGGTGCTGTAAGAAGCCCCGGCGAGCATCTGTTGTGTGCCGGTGTTATTAGCGGCGACCTTGTGGGCCAAACCAGCCACTCCGGTCGTGAACACCGAACACAACCAATCAATGCTGTCCGTTGTGAGGGCTATCTGTGTGACGGTTGATCCGGACGGAATCCCCCAAATACTCTCATAGGTTCCTGTGATCGACCAGCCGGTTGCACCAGCCGTAATCTCGGAGGCGGTCAGGTTCTTCCCTGCGAGGCTGACCGTTAGACCGTTAGTGCCGCTTTGGACTCCCGTCTCAGTAGCTACAGCGGCGAACGACCAACCGAGCGTTCCGGTCGTGAAATCCCAGGTTTTCGTCGCGGTCGCCATCTAGCCGGACTCCGCGCTCAAACCGCCACGCGAAACAGATGAGCGGAGATCGAGCGAGCCAGCGTAGATCGGGTTCACGCCCACGCTCAGGATCGCCGGTCCGAGATGAACGTCAAGGTATGGCCCATACCGAGAGCCGGACGGACAACGTCGCGCCCGACTATCCAGATGGACTCCGAGCGAGAACCAGCGGTCGAAGCACCACTGAGCAGCCCACCATGACCCGTAGTGCATGTGCCATCTAGCCAACAGTGAAGTCCTCATCGAGAAGAACCTTGGTATGGCTGCCGTAAGCGCAACCGATCCCCGTCGACTTCGCGCCGCAGTCGTACACGTAGACGGAGTATGGTCCGCTCGCCCTGGCTGGGTTGAGCAGCGTTCCGCTGATGCAACCATCCGAACCGACACGATTGATGTTCGACGAGTCAAGCGGACCATCCACTGCTGCGTTCGGACCATAGGTGTCCATCTCGAACCAGTGGTTCGCCTGGTAGCCACATCCAGCACCAGTCACGACGTCTCCGACAGCAGCGGGGCTAGGACTGACCGAGAGCGACGTCCCTATGTTGCTGGCAGTGGCCGATCCGACGAACAACAAGACGGACGCTACGGAAAGAAGAATAAGGAACCGCATTATCCGACGAGCCAGATCCCGCAGGAGACGAGCACGTTGACGTTCGCGGTCACGTTGATACGGACAGCGAGCGCCTTGATCGTGCCACCGGAGAAATCGGTCTCGTACTCGTCGCCGAGCGGCAGGTTGTAGCGGAACAGTCCCATGAACTGTGGGACGTAGAACTTCTCGAGCGGCGTCAATGTCGTCGGCTCAGCAGAGAAGTTCGCTGTGACGGTCGCCTGGGCTGCGAGCGTGCGACCCGAAGCCTGTGTGATCGTCGGCGATCCCGTTCCCGTGCCGGCGCCGGCCTGCGTTGATTGGCAGACGTCCACGGTCGCCGGAACGGCGGAGCTCGTGACGCCGTCCATTGAGAGTGTCACCGACTTGAGCAGGATGGCTTGGTTGGCTCCTGCGATGATGTTGAGCGCGGTCTTGGCGCCCGCAGTCGCAGCGAACGGGGTGACGTTCGATGCGATATACAGCGGCATAGCCATTACTGGTCCTCCTCGTAGTTGTTGTCGCTGTCCCGCATCAGTCCTCCACGATCGTCAGTGCAGCAGCGTTGATCTTTGGTGTGTCTCCGTTCGCGATTGCCGTCGATGTCACGGAGGCCCAGTAGAGGACGTTCCCTACTGTGGAAGCGTCTACTACTGCGATGCCGAGGATCGGGTTCGTCGAAGCGCCTGTGGCAGCAGGGAAGGTGACGGCAGCCTTGTTCGTCACGGTTGCCGTAGTCGTCCCTGTCGCCGCATTCCACGCCGTCGACTGATCGTTGGCCGTCCCGATCTCGGTGCGCGCGTAGGAGGCGTAGTCCGTCTCGACGATCGTTGTCCCCGTCGATGTGTCATCTGGCAAGGTCGTACAAAGGGCGACGTAGACGTGGCCTGGCGCGCTGAACGCAACGCCTCCGGCTGGCAGTTCGACGAGTTTCTTGGAGAGATAGTTGCTCTTGGATCCTGACATTTATTCGCTCCCCGGCTCGAGCGTGGTGTCGCCGCTGCCAAAAGCGTCGTTGTGGAGTGGATCGCCTTCTTTGGCTGGCGTGTAGCCGTCTGCTGTCCAGCGGAGCGGCTTCTTCTTGTCGGCGTTGCCGTTCTTGTCTACGGCGTAGTGGACGCCCTCCACGAACACGACTGGTCCGGTGTAACTCACGAGTCCTCCTCGGGTGCGAACAGGCAGACGCCATCGGCGGAATAGGCGAGCAGCACGCGAGCGTTTTCGACGTGCTGGTCACCCATGTCGGCGACGGAGACGAGTGTGTCTTGGCTGCGTCCGCCGTTGTCTTGGCATACGACTGCGTAGCGGAAGTCTCCGGTGAAGCCGTCCCAGGCGACGTCGCCGGCGGCGAGCATGACACCGGACGGGTCGGCAGGCTCGACTTGGCGGGCGCGGAGCTTCATTCCGCCGCGGTTGTAGCCGGGTCCGGTTCCGAGCTCAAAGTCTTCAAGGTCGGAGCGTGTCCTGTGCGCCATTGTGTCTGGTTGGTAGTCGCTGGTTACGAGCACGACCTTGAAGTTGTCTTGGACCCAGTCGACGTTGCGTTGCGCGAAGCCGGTCAGGAATGCGTCGTAGACCATCGCGCTCACGCGCCGTCATCCTCATCTTCGTCCTCTGGCATCTCGGTGATCGTCACCGAATCGCCATCATCGAAGTCGATGCGGCGAGCCTCACCATCAGTAACGACAGCGGAGCGGCCGTCGCCGTAGTCGACGCGGCGCTTCTTGCTGCGCTCGATCGTCACATCCACGTCAGGCGGTTCGACGTTCACTTGGATGGCTCCCTCTTCGATCCTGGTGGGTTCGATGGTGATGTTCGCCGGCGGTGGTGCTTCCACAACAACCGCGCCCGGTTCGATAGTCGTCTGCGGCGCGTCAATATGGACGTCAGGTGCAGCAACATCAGTACGGATCGCCCCCTCCTCAAACGTCACCTCTGCTGGATGAGTTTGGATCGAACCTTCCTCGAATGTGACGGGCGCCTCCACATGGACGTCGGGTGTCGTGATTTCGGCGCGGATCGCTCCCTCGTGGATGTTCACGTCCGGTGCTGCCGGAAGCTGGAACGCGCCATAGTCGAAGTGGACGTGAGTATCTGAACGCGCTGGCGGCGCAGGAGGAGTGTTGCCATTCCCGTTCGTAGGTGCCGTCTGCGCGGCAGGCGGAGCACCAGGCTCCGTGTTCGGAACCGGGACACCAGCGAACAATCCCTGCTTCGGTGCCGTGGCAGCCTGGAGTTGGACGCTGAACAGGCCGCTGTGCTCGAGGAGGCTCAGATCATTCGACGTGACGGCCTGAATCACGGTGTCCGGCTTGTAGCCAGCGTCGACCAGGTAGCGGATAGTGATGGATTCCTTCTGGAGAATCTCGGCCTGCTCGACAGCGTCTTCCTTGAGGAACGAGATGTCACGCGGGTCAGTTGATAGATTCGCGTCTCCGGGCACGTTGATGATGTTCGCAAGCGCCCCGGCTGCCGAGTTCCACAGGTCCAAGATGACTCCGTCGACGAAGTTGCGGCGTGCCGCCTGATAGTTGCCTGTGTTCAGGCTCGAGCCCTGCAAACCCTCCGAGAGTCCGACGATGACGGGGGGCGTCCCGGCTGCTGCGGCGATCCGTGTCTCGCCGGCGCCAGTCACCAACCGATAGTCGAGCTGCTGCATGTTCGCGCCCACCGGGGTCGCGTCCACACCGGACGTGGTGAACATCCATTTGAAGGCGTTGCGAGGGCCGCGATGTGCCTCCTTGAACGCCTTGACCTGTTGCTGGTACTGCTCAAGGTCGGGGACGTCGAACTTGACGACCATATTCGGCGTCGGATTCTCGAAGAAGCGCAGCTTCGACTCGGTCGCAGCCTTGTCCGCCATCACCTCACGAATCAGCGGGGTCAACCAAGACATGCCGCGGAAGCGTGCTTCCGGGTCGGCGATCGGCGCCCAGTGCGCTACGTCTTCGGGTAGGAACGTCTCAGTTTCGTAGCCCTGTGTTCCATAGCCTCCAGGCGAATACACGTAGCCGAGAACCTCTGCGTCTGTGGCCCAGGCGCCAATCTCCGGGTTCGTGTTCGACCCGATCACGATCGTCACCCAGTCCGGCCTGAGCATCGCCAGTCCGTCGCCTTTGCGGACGACGAAGCAGTTGCCGCCCAGGTCGACGTGCATGATCATCCGGGTCAACAGGCTTTGTGTGGTGCCACCAACCCACGGCGTCTCCAATGGTTGAAGTTCGGGTGTGCCGAAGTAGTCGGTCAGGCGTCCGTCTCTTAGACGCTGGAACTGGAAGCGCGCCTGGTTGAAGTGGCGCGCTCGCGTCTGCATACAGGAGAACACAACCGAGTCGGACTTGTAGGCGAGCTCTGTGATGGCCCGGTAGGCGGGTCCGATGACCTCCTGCTTCTGACCGGGCTGGGTTTGTTGCGGGCCTTGGGTGAAGTAGGCGTTGCCGTTGTAGATGAATTCGTTGAGGTAGGCGATGTAGCCGTCGAGTGAGAATTCGGTCTGGTCGCGGTTCGCTTCCTCGAGATCCTGCGACTGAAAGCGTGCCGGCAGGAACCTCATGCGAACCCAACCGCCACGAACGGCCTCTTCTCCTGTGTCGCCTCAGCCCGATAAGCGATCGTCGCCGCTACGAGCGGCGTGATGTCCGACCGCGAGTGCTTCCGCGACCACGCCCAAGCATCCGCCAGCGTTCTCTGCGCAGCGCCGCGAACCGCGGCCTCCAAAGCCATATCGCCATCATGGACGATCGAACCCTGCTCGACAGCATCGAAAAACATGCCGCAGGCGCGCGTGTACTCCACCGTCCCAATCGTTTCCACCACTACGCCAGCCTCCTCGAGCTCGTCCAGCAGGGACGCGGCGGGCCCGCGGTCGTCACACACGATCCGCTCCGGCCGCAACTCCTCGATCAGCTCGACCAACCGATCGACGATCCAGCCGGTCCCAGCCTGACGGTCGACGAGACCTATCTGCACCTTGTCGCCGACCCTTTTAGCGCCCATGATCGTCGCCCAAGTCCTGATCGGCGACACATCCAGCGACAACGTCGGCTCCTCCAACTCCACGTCGCCGGCAAGCGATGCCCAATGCTTCGCATCGAACAAGCCGGACACGGAAGCGTCCGTGGGAGGCCAATCACCCATCCCATACAGCTCCACGGCCGCAGTTCGGGGCGGCATACCCGAAATCTCGTCCAAAACGGTGTCCTCCGAGATCAAACCGTCCGCCATCGACGGGTTCGCGGCCCTCGCGAGGCTCATGTCGCTCAACATCTCGATCGTCACCTCTGCTGGGTCGCCCTCAGCCGACCATTCATGCCATGAGACGCGCGGATCCTGCTCCAAACCGCGTTTTCGGATGCGCGCGAAGTTCACGCCATGCTCATGGACGAGCCTGTCGACCGCCGAACCCGCGTAAATCGTCTTCGAGCCATGCCGAGCCGTCGAGGCGCGCGTCATCGGCTTCTGCGCCCCGACAACCTTGTCGTTGATGACCATCGCCTCGTCCCAGACCAGCAAATCCGCCGAATAACCACGGCCTGAGCCGGTCGTGCGCGACTTGAACAGGATCCGGCAGCCGGATTTCAGGTTGATCGACTCCTGACCGTTCGCGTGACGGTACCCAGACCGCTCCCTAACCCTGGAATGGAGGCTTGGAGCGTCCTGAATGAACGACTCGAGGCGCAACTGGTGCTCCTGCGACGTCGCGAACTCGTGGGCGGTGTGCATCACGACCGGATAGTCGAGCTCGAACGCCGCATACGCCTCCACAACCTGCAAAACGACACCTTTGCCGTTCTGGCGGGCCACATCCAATCCGTCGTCGGCTGTCGCCCACTGATCCTCAGCGTCCAAAGCGAGGATGGAGCGGATGACGACCTTCTGCCAGTCGAAAAGGTGGCCGCCGGCCGCCTCCCACCACGCGATTGCCTCGTCGCCGAGAGTCCGAGCCGATGCTGGCGCCCACGCGAACCGCGGCTCGATCAACTCGAGCGCCTCCGATCCCGTTTAGCCGTCGCGCAGTTGCAGCGGACGTGTTCCGGGCCCGCGATCCGCGTGGGATCACCATCAACATGGCCGAGATGCCAAGGCTCCCCAGCCAAAATCCTGTCACCGCAGCGCCAACAGTCGACCAGGCCAGCATCGACAGTGGCCGCGTACGCCTTCCGCACCTTCCGGTAAGCCGGGTTGTAGACGA